CTAGCGCCAATTGTCTCCATGTCAAAGATAAAGTCTTTCCTGGTTTTATTCATCATGAAACTCCTGCCATATGCTGGCTATTAAATGCTGGGCTTTCTAAAGCAATGAGACGTGCCTCATAGGAAGCAGCAATCATTTTTTCGTGAGCATCACAGAAAGAAAAATACCACTTATCAATGTTTGGATCTTTTTCTTTCATCCTGCGAGACACTTTACCTATATCATTCTTTTTTACTTCATCACGAAACGCCGAACAGTGAGAAGATTTTCTGGCACCAACTCTACCTTGTCCTATGTAATACACTACATTTTCTGGTTTGTAAAGTATTCTATAAACTCCGTGTACGTTTGTTCCCGTCATAATGCTATCAATAGGAGCATACTCAGTCCACTTTGGATGAAAGTTTCTTTGCTGCCGCAGTCTATCTAATGCGTATTCTGCCTCAGTTAAAAGATCATCGATTACAGTTTCGTAAATCATATCACCCATTAAAGTCACCGTACACAACAACTTTATCTAGCGGATACTTATCTTTGAGGGCTTCAGCTTGAGGAATAGTGCCGTAAGCAAAGACTTTGCCTTCTTCGTAGCTAGCTCCTCCGAAAGAAAAGTTGCCTATTTCAGTGCGATAGTCGTCCCAACGCTTTTTGATTTCAAGATTGCGGTAAGTCCAATCTTCTGAAGGTCTCTTTGCATCAAGAGTACCGCTGTATACTACCATACGAACTTCTTTGCCAGGATGCTTTTTACTAAGGCGAAAAATTCTCTCGTAGAATTTGTAATGATCCGAGGCAACTGGCTCATAGACAACATCGTCACTATCAAAGTAGCCGTGATCATTTAGCCAAGCCTTAGCATAAGCTGGCTTAGGAAAGCTGGTGAATAGTCGCTTGCCAGAAGCAACACCCATGGCATCGTTTACAATCGTATTCAACTGCGTTGGCTTGAGTCGTCGACCCATGACAGACAGCTTAGAGCGAATCTCTGCGTATATCTCTTCAGCCGAAAGAGTAAAGACATCAATCACGCCGCATTTTACCATGTTTTCAATGTAGACTTGAGCGTCCTCGTAAGTAGCAGCACCAGCAGGCTTTTTATTGTTGTTTTGCCCAAAAGAAAATTCAAGGCGACTGCCCTCATCTGCTTCGGCATAGATGTCGACAATGAGATTCTTCACGCCTATGGACACGGCAGTGATATCGTAGCGTGTTCGCCCTTCTAGACCGTAGTATGCTTTGCCGCCTTTGCTGTTCTCCATAACTGCAATGGGCAACTCTGCCAGACTAAAGCCTTTTTTTCTTATGTCTTCAGAAATCTCATCGTATGCAGGATTCTTGCCTGCACGAACAGACTGCACAAAATACTTGTTGTTAATGTCAATATCTTCTACAGAAATGATTTCTGTTCGCAGGTATTTAAGCCCACCAGGAACTTCATCTCCGTATACAGCCGGGTGAGCATCTTTGCAACGAAGACTCTCTAGCGTCTCTAGGTGCTCCTGTTTGAATTCAAAGCCGGGATAAAGCATTACATTAACATCTTTCATCATAAAGTCCCATCAATTAGGTCATCACATTCAATATCGACTATACAAGGAGATAGGGCGTCTGTCAACCCTTAAAATTTGTCTCCAGACGCATATTGTAATTATTTACACCTTTGGGTACCTCGAAGCCTTCAACATACTTCAATTCATTCTTCTTGAAGGGTTCATAGTCTACCCAGTGATGCCAGCGATTGTACCGCCACACCAGACGGGTCACGTCAGGATGCATATCAACCAACATCTGCGACTTGTTTACAGTACCTTCAGCGTTATAGTTCGTCTTTTCGTCGATCTTTTCACTGTTTTCTGCGTGATAGAACTCTGCTGTATTACCGCCTTTGACAGTTTGTGTAGCAGCTTTACCTTGCAAGAATGCATTGAACTGGACAGTACAATCGCCATCTTTAAGCACTCGTAGGCATATATCAGTATCTTCATTGTAACGACCACGCCATCGGTGCTTACAATCATTACGAATAAGCAGTGCTGAGTAGATACGAGTATTTGCTACAAACGCAGGATATCTCTGATCAGGAGCAATAAAGAAGCGATACTGTGGACCAGCAATGTAGACGTTTTCGAATCTGGCGACAAAATCTTCCATAGCTTTGAAACCAGCTCCACTCTCAAAGCGAATGCGCTGATTCTCATGAAGGCGATAAAAGTCAGAGATATTATCATCGAATACCCAATGACTAGTTGCGCCTATGCTGATAGAATGGTCCCAGCACCAGTTTCTAGCTCGACCAGGACCATCTCCATGATTGCTGAACGGAGCAACCAGAAGCGTCACATAATCCCGAATTCCAAAGTTGTCTAGTGCTGCATCATAGTTCTCATAGTCTTGTGGTTCGATTGCGATGTAGTGTGGTATTTGCATACGGGCGAGTGATCGCGAGGTAAACATAGACTCGTGTCTACCCTTCGATATAATATACATCGGATGTTCAGGCAACGTTCTTTCACCGTCTTCTACCCAGCGAAGCAATCGGTTAGCAGTAATCTCTAGCTTAGGATGCCAAATTGCTTTAGACTTCTCAGTCAAATCTTGATCAATAGCTTTCGCAAATTCTTTATAATCTTCTTCGTTGCGAAACTTTACGTGAATAGTCCGAAAAGTCTCTTTTGTTTCTTGAACATATTCCGGCATGCCATGCCAGTATTTTTTCCACTTCAACTCTCCGGGAGTTGGTAACTTTTCGGTTTCTCTTTTTCTAGGAGATAAGAGTGATCTATCGATGAAAATTGGAGTTTCCTCATCGTCGAACAGAGCAGACCGCTTTTCAGTAAGAGGATACCACGTTTCTTTTTTCTTATAATCTAACATCTGATTGATGCGCTTACAAAAATCCTCAAGATCATCTAGATTTCTGAAGTGAACATATACTACTTTCCAAGCATCATTCTTACGCTTAGCCTTTGTCTGGTCAAACAGCGCATCGGGCACATCTTCTTCAAAAAATTTCTCTAAACTGACGCTATATTGATCTTCTACTCTTTTCTGAATATCAAGATAGTTGTCGTATTCACCACTTTCTTCAACAGCAGGTTTAGGTATATCAGTCATCTTATCTCCAACAATAAACTACACAAACCCATGCGCCCTTAGTATCTTCTCTAGCGGAAACATTAGGAAAATGTCCACGCAGTAAGTCAAGAATTTCATTGTATTTTTTGTGCTCAGGAATATCATTAAGGTGCGCATGATGAAATTCAAATATGAGTTGCTGTATATTATCATAGTTTTTGATGGATTTCAATACCTCGTACTCACCGCCTTCAATATCCATTTTTATGATAGTCGGCTGAATCTCTTCAAGTATTTTATTTACGTTGATACATTTGACGGTAGTGCTATCTCGACCTTTCTTTTCGATAAGAGAGTGCGCTCCTTTATTCTTTTTCACGTTGATGGAGAAGAATCTCTCCTCATCGTCATTACCGATAACCGCTAAGTTATGTAGGTGCGCTCTATCTGCAACTCCATTTAACTCAACATTCATAGTCGCAAGGTCGAAGTTTTCTTTTTCTGCTTCATACGCATGGACTTCTTTTGCTCCTCGCTTAAGCGCGTATGAAGTAAACATACCTATATTCAAACCAAAGTCAACAATCACGTCTTCTGGAGTAATCACCAACTTTCTATATTCGCCAGAAGCAATTTCTTTCAAGACAAATGGATCAGAAGTCTCTGGTCTTACATAGGCCTTAAGTCCATTCTTCTCTTGAATTTCGAGGTCGATATACTCTTCTTCAATATCGTCATCAAAAAGAGCGAGGGTGTTTTTATAACTGTTTGCTTTGATTCTCATAACTATGCTGCCATTCTACTAAAGTTTTTGTATTTTTCAAACTTGATAGTGTTTTCAAACTTCTCCAACAACTGATCGCCTTTATGACTGATAATAAAGACATTAGAGTCTTCGGTCAGGTCGTTTATGATTCTCAGAAACTCTTCTGTACCAGCATTATCAAGGGACGAGTCCATGATCTCGTCCATAATCAACAGATTAGTCGTCACAGAGTTTCTTAGTTTAGATACTGCGCGCCAAGTAAACATCAAGGCTAAGTCAATACGCAGTTTTTCGCCTTCAGAGAACGAAGCGTAGGAGAACACATCTCGGAATCGGCTCTTAATCGTTTCGTTGAAATTTTCGTCTAGCTCAAACTGAACAAAGAAGTCCATAGCTGCGAGATACTTATTCACTAGCGTATTCATAATAGGAACATACTGCTTAATGATTCGCGTCTTAATACCGCCGTCTTTTAGCATAGTAGCTACGACAGATAGCATCTCCCGCCGTGCGAGGAGCTCCTGATACGTTTCCTTTTCTTCGGCTAGCGTAGCCTGTAGCTGTTCAATGTGCGTTGTGTCGACCGCTTTAGCGACCTTCTCGGCGTCTTCTAGCTCTTTCTTAATTTCCTTCAGCGAACCAACGGTCAGCTTGACGTTTGCGTTATACTCACCTCTAACCAACGTTTTCGCCGCTATATCATCTTCGATATCAGATATCTCGTCTATTCTACCGCTGTACTCCTCTAGCTTTTCGGCTAGCTGAGCTTTTGCGTTGAGTATCTTCGCCTTTCGCTCTTCATAATCAGTTACATGAGAGTGTTTAAAATCTGGGTCAATCTCTTGCTTACATGTAGGGCAGTTATCATTATCGTGATAGAATGCGACTTCCTTTTCGAGAGCCTTGAGCTTATTTTCAAAATCTCGATCAAGCGTTTGTGCATCTGTATGCTTCTTTTTGACGGATGCTTTATCGCTGATCTGATTAATGAGTTCAGTGATTTCAGCATCAACACTTTCCGCCAAAGCCTTTTGTTCTTCAGCATATTGGACTTTAACACGAATCTTCTCCTTTAACTTTGCGACTTCTTCTTCCCGCAACTGTCGAATAGATTCATTGTGTTCTTCGGCGGATTGAATTTGACTTTCGTACAACTCTATCTGGTATTTACTATTTTGAACATTCTCCTTGTTTTCCGATACGTGTTCTTTTAATAGTGAGTTCATGGTCGTGAAGATTTCTATGTCAAGCAGGTCTTCAATCACCTCTCGCCTATCTTTAGCGCTCAACTGCATAAAGGGGACGAAAGTTGAGGAGCCAAGCACCACAACTTGACCGAATGACTTATAACTCAGCTTCAGAATAGAGTCTTCGAGGTATTCTTGATAATCACGAGCAGCAGCGTCTTGATTGAGTAACTCACCATTACAATGAATTTCAAAGATCGCAGGCTTGATGCCTCTGCGAACAAGGTACTCCTTGTTGTTAGACCTAAACTCTATTTCAACTTCTAGCCCTTTCTTATTCAGGCTATTGAGTAGCTGAGGCTTGTTAATCTTTCGGAACGGTTTACCATATAAAGCGAAGCAAATAGCGTCAAGAATGGTTGACTTACCAGCACCATTCTCTCCGACTATAAGAGTAGATTTATGCTCATCTAGCTTGACTTCAGTAAACGCATTTCCAGTCGAAAGAAAATTCTTCCATCGAACTGTTCTAAAGCGGATCATTCTACACTAATTGCCTCATGGTAAAGTTCATTTAAAAATCCTTCGATCTTTTTCTTGTCGCCGTTGAACTCGATGTTATCGATATAGCTCTTCAGTATAGTAAGCGTATCTTGCGCTTCGTCTACCAATTCAGTTTCATCGATGACATCCAAGTTTTGGTGATCTTCAACAACCTTAATTTCAGCGGGAGTTGCACTCTGGACTCTGTCCATATACAAGTCGAAGATATAAGGGTTGCTCTTATTTGTAATGATAATCTTTACGTAGCAATTTGTCAAGTGATTTACATCAAGATTTGCTACATCTTCTATCGTCATATCCGCGTCGTCATAGAACAGCTTATGAAACATCTTCAGCGGATTCTTAACGTAAGTAATGTCTCGCGTTGCTGTATCAAACACGGAGAATCCTCGCGTCTGATCATAGTCAGCCCAAGTCATCTCATACTGAGCGCCGAGATAAGTGATGTTGCCGTAAGTTGACGGATGATGAAAATGCCCAGAGTATACAGCGTCAAACTTCTTAAAAATGTCTTTGTCTAAACCATGATCACATAGTTGACCTAACTGCATTTCGTAACCTTGAATCTCAAAGTGACCCATAACGATTTGTGCAGAGGTTTCTTTGAAGTGCTTCATGGTAGCTTCTTCATTTTCAGCGCAGATCCAAGGAGACAAGACGATTTCACATCCGTCTAAGTTCAGCGTCACTGGTTCGTTCCAGTAAAGATGAACGTTCGGATAAGAAGTATTCTCGTACAGCTGACGTATACTATTCACCTCGTTTGTGTTCTTATAGTAAACGTCATGGTTGCCAGCAATCATATATAGAGTGATGCCGTCATTGACGCAATGCTTCATGAAATTATCTTCGAAGTTTTTCGCGGTAACAAAATTGATATACTTTCTTCTATCAAACACGTCGCCTAGGTGGAAGATAGTCTTGATATCGTTTTCTCTCAGATAAGGAAAGAAAATTTCGTTGTAGAATCTGTGGAAGTAATCGGCAAATATCTTGTTATCCGATCTCGCCCCAAAATGTGTGTCATTAAGTATAGCAATCTTCATTCGGCGTCCTCAAAGAAAGATTCTAGACCTGCTGGCGTTTTACTTTTCGCTTGAGATTTCTTTTTATCGGACATTTTTTGTTCGTAGTTCTTAACAAAAGTGTCCATGTAATCGTTCGAGAACTCTATGTTAGCGCTATCAAACTGGTCATCTTCGCCACGGTCGGTGATCTCATCCGAAACAACAGAGTTTTCTGCGACTTTATGTTTGACATATAACTGCTTCTTCTCTTTGTCGATTCTACGCAGAAAAGCGTACCATATGATTTGAGTGAAGTAAGCAAATGGGTTTGGTGTTTGCGATTTTGTAGGATCAAAGTTATCAAACGCTTTTATAGCATTCTCGATGCCGTCAGCAATCATTTCGTCTTTATATGAGTACCCCGCAAAGTTAGGTTTAGTAGCTAATCGTTGAGATATCTGTAGTAAACACTCTCCAATATAATCGGGCATTCTAGGTCTGGGCAATCCACTTTCTTCAGCTTGCCTACACCTGTCTTTATACTCTATAATAGACTTTAGGAACTCCGCATTATTCACATAATTTTTAGACATAACATACTCCAACTAAATTTTCACCATTATACACCATTTAAATTGTTTTGTAAAGTCTCTTGACAAGAGAGCGTTAAACAGGTATAATCGTTTTAACGCGCTAAAACAACTATTAATGCTTTGTAATATTATAGGAATCAAGGTAAGCAGAGATTAGATCATTAGCTTCTTCTATCTCTTCATCTGTATAATTCAGATAAGAATACGCCTCATCTTCGTCTTTTTCTCTTAATCGCTTTTGGAAATTTGTGTAATACTCTATAGCGTAATCACTTCCTTCATTCAAGAACATAATCTCGGCAGCCGCAATCCAGATTTTATCTGTCTTGGAAAAGTAAAGCCAGTCGCGAGCAAACACGCCATCAGGCGTACTAGAGACTTGTATTGGACCCTCGAATAAGATATACATTCTATCATCTTTTTCAACCTCATCGACAACAGCCGCGATGAGTTCTTCACCAGATCTTAGTTTGACATTGTACACGTTATCCATAGGTTTACTCCTTTATTTCGATATTGTATATCTTAAAAATGAAACCTTCATCATCGTATATTTTTACTCTTTCGCCAAAATGACGCATGGCAAAGTTATAATGATTCTTGTGGCTTAAATCATCAACAATGTCATATAGTACAGCTTTCTCCTTTCCGTTACCTCTTCTCAATACTCGTCCAATAGATTGTAGGTTTCGTATTTTTGATTTGGATGGTGATGCGAAAATAATATTGTCTAGCTTTTTGATATTTATACCCGCTGAAAACGTCCCATACGAAGCAAGAATAATATTGTTATCTGAATTCTCTACACCCTTTCGTATAGCTTCTCGCTCATCGGCGTCAACTCCTCCATGGACAAAGTGGACGTTGTGTTGATCGCTTTCAAGTAAAGGTAGGAGAACCTTACCATGCTTCTCTACATATTGAAATAGTATTAGGGTGTTACCCTTAAGTGAATGGGCAAGGTTCCTAATATACTTATTACGCGCTTCATTAGAGACTATCCAGTCGATTTCCTCTTGGTAACTTCTACCCTTATTGAGTTGTCGAACTTCTTGGGGATACTTTAGTATAAGTGCCGTAATTTTAAAATCTGCTAGCGTCTTATCATCAATCAGCGTTTTTGTCTTGGTGACTTGATATACCTTACCGAATACTCCTTCAAGCACCAGCTTGTGCGTTTGCGTCCCATCAAGCGTGCCAGTAAACCCGTAACGATAACGACATTCCGGCATCTTTTCAAGTATTTTTGTCAAAGACTTTGCCTTAAATAAATGCGCCTCGTCTCCTATGATCATATCGAATCGATCAAACCAGTCTTTCTTTAGCTTGTATACCGATTGCCAAGTTGATATAACAATTTGTGCGTCAACGTTTTTATCAACGCCACCTCGGATCTTGTGCATATCAAGAGGCTTACCGTTATTATAGTCTAGAAAGTCTGACGCCATTTGATCTACCAGAGAAGTTGTTGGTACAATAATCAACGTCTTATGATCATCTAGCATATGGTACCGAGTGAGCAAGTAAATGATGTAAGACTTACCGGAAGCAGTAGGCGATAGTAAAAGCCCTCTATCGTTATTCAACGCGTAGACTACAGCATCGTTTTGGTAATCTCTTGGGCTAAACTTTGCTTTAACGAGCTTTGCTATATTATATCCTTCTTGAGGATCAACGTTGCCTTCAGGTATCAGCGCTTCGTCTATCTCACATTCGTAATCCCTCTCCTTACAAAACTTAGCGATATAAGGAACTAGCCCAGTGTATATAATACCCGTCATCGTATTGAGTAAGCGTATCTTTCCATCCCAGGTACGATTCTTGTACGCAGGCATGAACTTAGCGCCAGGAACGTCAAAGGTGAAGTACTGCGACATCTCCATTTTGATTCCTGGCTCAGCGACGACTCTAACATTCACGTCGTTGATTTTCTCTACGATGACTTTTTCCATTGATTAGGTAACGCCTTGTCTAAACTTTTCGTAATCTACAATGGTTTTCAGCTGATACCCTCGATTGTTAATCATTTTCACGATTGACTCTAGATACTCTAGCTTTTGCTCTTGCGCTCCAATCTTCAAAGAGGCGTCAATAATGTCTTTATCTGAGTCAATATAGGTAGGAATATCTTGACGTAAAATCTTGAGAGGCTGCGGTTTCCAACCGTTCTCTTTGAGTTCTTCGTCGCTTAACTCGCCTTTGTAGTACTCTGTTTTAAGTTTGTGAAGGATTTTATAGTCTGCTCGCATCTTCTTCAGCAGATATCCTTCTCCCATATAGATCTTGTAATACTTGTTGTGAAGAGCGGGGATGTTTGCGCTTTCCCCAGAAATATTTGACATATCAATATCACAATCGCTCTCCCACTCGCGAATAATATCTTCGAGCTTCATTCACTTCTCCATGTAATAAATTAAACTTCAATATCATATGAATCGTATTTGAACGACACATTAAATGTCGGTGCTATAACGTCACTCTCCTTTGTATCTAATTGAATGCTTGAGATGGAAACAGGAAACGCGTTTTTGAATTTAACTCTAACGTTTGCGTTTTTATGGCTATTGAGTATTGTCAGCGTCATGTCGGAATCAATTCCGTACTCAGACTCGTCTAGCGCCCTATATTGATCGTATGATTCTGTGAAATGTAGCTGCGTAATCCAGTCACTTATTTCACGATAGGCTTTTAAGTCTTCGTCTGCTATAAGAGATAGCTCTAGATCTTCGTACTCAATTTTTGTTGCTGCTTTAGGCAGGGTAAGAAAGGGCGTGGGCTGTTGTGCGAATGATGCACTCAGCCCAGGAATATTCGCCTCTTGAACGTAATAAACCGTTTCGGGTAATCTAACAATACTTAACCGAAACTCAATCGGCGAAAGAAAATTCGATGTAGACATAGCTCACTCCAAGTTGGTTACATGATATATTTATAGCGTGTTATTTCTGATTTTTTGCGTTACCGACATTCAAAGCAAAGGCGTTGATAACAGGCAAAACGTATTTAGCCATAAAAGTGTCGTCTCTTTTTGTCGGAGTAATAGCGGCGATTGCACTAGAAATTGCTACAACAGCGGTAACCACATTCATGAATTCATATACGTACATTATATACTCTTGTGCGATTGATAAGTCCATGATAGTTTTCCTCTAGTTAAAAAAAGGGCTCCCAAAGGAGCCCAAAACCTGCATTATTATCTATAATATTATAGCAGGTTGATGATACCAGTGCGACGGTAGTAAACGTTAGCGTTTGCTTCGATAGAACCGTCAGATGCAGTAGCACCTTTCGAGAAGGGGTTCATGACCATGCCATAGCGAGTCTTGAAGCCCAGTTTTGACTGGAAGCTGTTCTCGCCAACAGCACGTACCATTTGCAGCGGTACGTATGGGCAGTAGAACAAGCCAGCATCGAAAGTGCTAGAACCCTTGTAACCAACTACCAAGTAGTTAGCGCCAGCATAGGGATCTACGTATACGCGATAACGACCATTCAGAACACCAGCGAACGTGTTACCAGTGTCGTCGGGGTTCAAGTTGTTAGCGTTAAGAGCAGGAGTGTAGTCCAGAACGCCAGCCATCTGAAGAGCAGAGGCTACGTCAGAAGAACACATGATGATGTTACCCTTACCGCGACGAGTAGCTTTTGCGATTGCGTTAGCTTCTTTCTCGATTTGGAACATCAAGCCCTTGAACTTCTCTACTGACCAACGACCGTTAGCGTCAACGTCAAGGTTGAAAGTACCGGCAGTGGCAGTGTCAGGTGAACCAGCAACAGCAGAAGTGTATACAGTACGTACAACTTCGCGGTTGATTTCAGAGAGCAACTCAGCAGAAAGCATGTTAGCCAGTTCTTGCTCAGCGTCAAGACCATGAATTGCCTTAAGATCTTGCGCCAGCTCAGAAGTGTACTCAGCTTTCAGAGCACGTGACTGAGCAGTTACAGCAACTTTCTCGATTGAGAAAGACATTTCTGCAAAGTCGTTAGTACCTGGAATAGAACCGAGCGCTTCAGCCGTAGCTGTATCCATGCCAGTACCAGTTGTTTCTGCACCATCGCCTAAATTGTTAGCGTGAGTACCAGCACCTGAGAAGTCAGTATCAGCTTCATTGTACATAGCTTCTGTGCCGTCTTGAGCGCCGTAGCGTGAACGCATAGCGAAGATCAGACCAGTAGGACCAGTCATGGGCTGAACACCAGCGATGTCGTATGCTACCAAGTTAGGCATAGCGCGACGAACGAGTGAGATCAGCACAGGATCGTAACCAGCAACAGGACCAGCAGCAGTTGCGCTACCACCAAAACCACCAGTGCCAGCGGCGTTAGTGGGGGTTTCCATCAGTGAAGCAGGCGCATAAGACTCGCCTGAACGGATAGCGGCTTCTGTGTTCTCCAGAAGAGTAGCAGTTACAGCCGCTCTGTGTGAGCTACCAATTGCTGGAAGATCTTCGTGCTCCAGAACTGGTTGCCACTTTTGAAGTAATTCTTCATTTCTCATATTAGTTCTCCTTATTGAGATATTTGTCTATTACTATTTATAAAAATTATTTCTTAGCTGCAAAGCGGCTTAAAGCGTCGACGTAGGCAGCAACACTGGGATCAGTGTACTTTGTGCTTTGCTCTTCGCTTTCTTCTTGCAGAACTTCAGTTTCATCTTCTGAAACAGGAGCCGGAGCAGATTCCGCAAAGTAGCTATCTCGAATAGTTACCAGCTTTTCTGCAAACTCTTCAACAGTCTCATAAGACAATCCTTCTGAAAGAACACGCAGCTTATCAGCCTGTGTATCTGTCAGATCTTCGACCACTTCTTGGAATGCAACTTCTAGCTCAAGCGCATGACGCTCGGCTCGCATTTCAAGTAGTTCTTCGAAAATTTCGTTATATTTCTGGTTAGCTTCTTCTAGTTGAGAGGCTAGCTCTTCATGGATAGAAATCTCTTCTTCGTCAATTTCTAGATTGTGAGAAGAAACGAGCTTGGTTAGGTCTTCCATGATAGATTCTGCAACAGAAACTTTAATGCCGCTTTCAATCGCCAGTTCGTTTTCTTTGACCCACTCTTCAACAACGTAGTCAAGATAAGAGTCTACTTTTTCTACGATGTCTTCAACGGCGAGTTCAACTTGCTCAGCAAGATCTTCTTCGAACTTGGCTTCGAGTTCTTCTTGAATTTGAACTGTCTTTTCGTGTACAGCAGCTTCAAATACAGCAACAGTTCGCTGTTTGAAGTCTTCAGACAGATCTGAACCATCGAATAGCATTTCGATAGATTCTTTCATGTTTTTGTCAGCGTGACGAGCGGGTGCTTTTTTATCAGCAGTGCCTTGAGGAGTCTTTACATCGTCCTCAATTTCATCCGCCTTTGCGTCACCTTGCTTTTTGTCTTGAGGGCGAGAAGTGCCTTCACCGCCAGCAGGAGTGACCGGATCGGCAACCTGATACTGCTGGTTGACTACCTTTTCGTCGATTTGATTTTCTTCACTCATGTTAATTCTCCTTTAAAATTAAGAATTTTAAGTTATTTATATATTTATGACTTTAGCAAAGAAGAAACAAACTTTTCGAACAAG